AAACGCTTTGATCGCTTCTGTGATATTGCTCAGGGTTTCAAGCAAACCTACATGGTTCCGGGTAATCATGAGGCTTATTCAAATGGCGATGTGGCGACCAATGCCGAAGTTGTCAATGAATATCTTGCACGCAAGAATTACACCAATATTCGCATGCTTGAGAATGAACGTGTATCCTTGACGGACAAGGTAGATCTTCTAGCTTGCACGCTTTGGACCAGCATGGACAATCGTAACCCGGTTGTTGAACAGTACTGCAACAGAGGCATGAATGACTTCTACGTTTGTAATTACAAGGGTGCACCGTTCTATGCTTCCGATTGTGCCGACAAGCATTTTGAAAGCAGACGTTGGCTGGCTGGTGAACTTTTGGACATCAGCAAATCCTACGTCGTCATGACTCATCATTTACCTTCGTTCCAGGGCATTGACCCAAGGTTCAAGGGTGATTACTTGAATTTTGCCTACGCCTCAGAAATGGAAGATTTTATTTACATGAATCCTCATATATTATTTTGGATCCATGGCCACACGCATTATGATACAGACTACATGATTGGTCACACGCGCATCCTTTCAAAGCAAAGAGGATATCCGCCACAGATTATTGGTAATCGTGAAACCAACTGGAAGAACTTTAAGCCTGGGAGCTTTGAGATATGAGAAGAAGGAGAATGCCATTGTTGTGGGGGCATACAAAACATGGTATTCATAACATTTATTGGATCTCATTCCATTTTTTCCGGAAGTATTACATGATTGAGTATTACCCCAACCCAGATCACCACAGCGATGTTGGTGATTGCTTCCTGCTTTGGCATCCCAGAGGAGCAAAATGGTTTGGAGCATATACCAGATGGGGAACAGCGGACTGCACATGATTGAAATATGGCCAGTACACGATGAGAAAGGCGAAGTGCAGCTGTGGGATATGTACAAGGATGGTAAGTGGGTAGGCTCTCGCCGTCTGCTTGAATGGGCGGCAGCATACCTCAAAGACTAAATACTCTGAAATAACGAAGGAGTATTCAATTGTCTTTCAACACTTTTCTATCCAACATTTACGAAACGGTTAAATCATGGTTCTTGACTGAAGAAGCTGCTATCATTGAGTTCTTCGGACCTTTAATGATTCAGGTCAAGGATGCCGCCTTAGAACTAGGCAAGGGTGATTTGCAGGTTGGTCTTCAGGTTATTCAGCATGCGGCGCTTGCCGCTGTTACAGCCGCAGCTACGGCTAAGGATAACAAGGTTGAAGCCGCTGAAGCTGCCTTCCTGGCAGTGGGTGCATCAGAAGGCATTGTGGCGATCCACAACGCTGAAGCTGGTGCTATTAAGGCAGCGGTGGCTATTATTCAACAGCAGGCAGCTGCTCATCTCAACCCGGTTACGGCTGTAGCTGTTGGACAAGCGGCTGATTCAGTTGGTGATGAGATCCTGAAGAAGTTAGGAAATAACTAAATACTACGAAATTGGCACTATGGCAGAATGGTTTTATGCGGTTGACTGCAACTCTTCTTATGTCGGTTCGATTCCGGCTAGTGCCTCCATAAATTGCTGTATGACGCATTTGTCATAATACGGACCGCACTCCGGGGCAGTACCGGACGGGTCCACCAAAAGCATACTACGATAACTCGTTGTGTTCACGCATGGCGCCATGCGACGTTAAAGAATGAACTTGGTATGCTTCTGATGGGCCCGAACTAGGATCGACGGACGTTAAAAGAGATGAAGACAGCACCCGATCTAAGCTGGGTTAACGCGAAGACAAAAAATAAATGCTAACGACAATGAAGCATTTGGAGACATGGCACTAGCTGCCTAATCATCCTGGGCGGGAACGCCGCCTGGAAACAGAAGTTGCGTTCACCAATTTTTAGAGAGGCATCGATGACCGACGAAACTCCAACCGTTACGATTGTCAGCAAAGCTCCGGAAAATCCGCCCGTAGAGCCTGTGAAGACCAATAACATTGGCGAGTATATCTTCAACAAACTTGACAAGGTTGAAGCCGGTATCAGTAACACCATTCACACGGTGTTTGGTTGGTTCACTATTCCGAAGGGTGTTCATGTTGAAGATCCCAAGATGATTCCTGCTCCGACAAGAGCACAAACTTGGTGGTCACATTTCAAGTCTGCGGTTGCAGCCGGTCTGGTGGCGTTCTCATCATTCAACGTCGGTGCGGTTCTACCGAAGATTGATCAGGCTAAGCAGGCGGCTGTTGAACAGACAGCAAAGCAGGCGGCAACTGTCAACAATCTCAAAAAGGAAAATACCGAGCTCAAGGAACAGAACGCCAAGCTTGTCATCAAGAATGCCAAGCCAAGTGTCTTTCGTGTTGAACAAGGTGTCCTGGTTATCAAGCTTGCCGATGGTAGGTTTGAAAAGCGTAAGGACGGTTCAGCAGGTTGGCGTTATAACAATCCAGGCAAGATTGCCTACGGTGCTTTCGCCAAGGCTCATAATGCCATTGGATCAGATGGTCCTCTTGCTGTTTTTCCATCTTACGATGATGGTCTCAACGCATTGTCCGATTTGATGTTTGGTGAATACTCAGATTTTAAGTCCCTGACGGTGACTGCAGCGATTAGAAAGCTTGCTCCTTCAGGAGAAGGTTACGATCAGCATGCCTACGCCAAGTATGTTCTGAAATTTGGAAAATACAAGAAGGACACCGTTCTTAGCACCATGACGGTTGATGACCGCGTTGAGTTTCTCAATGCCATTATCAAATATGAACAATTCACAGAAGGCAGTGTCAAAACATTTCCTGATGAAGCATCTTTAGAAAAGGATTCTAACTAATGATGGATGAAATCATCCCGAAGACAAGAGGGTTGACACCTGAAGAAATTAAAGGAGCTCTGGAGGAATCCACGGCTCCTGCAGTCGTAAAGGTAACACCAAAAAATACCGAACCACCTGTTGTGCCGGCACCGAAGCCGAGTTATACTATTCTTGATAGTGGTCCTGGGTTTCTAACCATCAAGACTCCAGCTGGTCAAAAGACACGTTACGACGGCACAATCTCATGGCGTAATAACAATCCTGGCAACCTCGTCTATGGACCGCTTGCTGCGTCTCATGGAGCCTTTGGTAAGGATTATAAAGGGTTCGCCGTATTCCCGGATTATGATTCTGGTAAAGCTGCCTACCAAGACCTTCTCTTCAACCCCAATAGCAGTTACTACAATTTGAATATTGAAGACATGTTGAATAAGTATGCCCCACCTTCAGAAAATAACACCAAGGAATATTTGAACTTCATTCTCAGAACAGCAAAGTTGAATTGGTCTGATAGATTAAAAGCGCTGACCGAAGCCCAACAAGAAGCCTTGATGGTCGCCATGTTTAAGTACGAAGGCTTCCAAGAAGGCAAGGTGGCGTAATGATCGATAAGTTTAAGTTCCATCAGTATATTGAAGATTTTGTTGAAGAAAATGACTCTGACTACATCGATGCGGTGATTCACTTCTGCACCGTTTATGACATTGAAATTGAAACCATTGGTGCTCTGATCACCAAAGATCTGAACCTGGTTTCAAAGATTCAAACAGAAGCCGAAGCGCTAAACTACTTGAAGAAAACCAGCCAATTGCCTATCTGATGGATGCTTTTACAGCTTATCGATACTACCTAACTCTCAAGACCCATTTTTATAAACCCACCTACGATTATTTCAAATATAACAAAAAGCTGCTTGGTTCCCGGGCAGCTTTTGAAAAACGAAACGATCGGTATTTCTTTTCGAAGCTGGCGCAACAGAAGTCTTTGCCCAGCTTCATTCTTTCTAACGTCTGCATAAATCCTTACGCTGTCATGGATCTGGTTGACAATCGCGAATGTCAACAGAATTTTATACGCTGGCAGACCTATCAACAAGCCATGGCGTATAATCTCCGGCAAGATTTAAACAAGCTGGATGACTCTGACAAAGAATTTAGAGAACAAGCTTCCGCCCTACAGTCAGGGCAACTCCCTCCTTTATTTCATCGTTTCCTATCGAACGAAATCCAACGAGAATCATTTTGCTTGATTCTCTGGTATCTTCGATTGGTGCCAACCTGGGATGCGCACCTGCAAGGTAATGTCATCTGGGAAACAATGCGATTGCCGATTGTTCGATATATTCCCTTCGTCAAAAAATCACCAAAATATCTCGCATTACTAGATGAAAAGTTCCCAGAAAAAGTGTATAAATAACAATGGATCCGAAAGGATACCATTAGTTCAAATAGGTAAAATAGGTTACATAGGTATTAATGTCATATAGAGATCATAAGAACAATAAACTAGCAGCATTTGAAAAGATCGCAAAGCAATTCTCGTCAACTGGTGGATTTGAAGAAGATACTAGATTTTGGTATCCTGATGTTGACAAAGCCGGTAACGGCTTGGCGGTTATCCGCTTCCTCCCAGCCTTTGATGGCGAAGATTCCCCAACAAT